GGCCAACGGCAGTTCGCCTCCCCCGCGGCGTAGCGGCGACTGGTCCAGACCCCCGGCTCGTCGCGCTCCAAGCGATGGGGCATGTCGTCGATGTGCCAGGCGTTGTTCGTGATCCAGACCGAGCCGTCTTCCGTGATACGGCCTAGGAGAACCTCTTTCAACCAGTCGTAGATATTCTCCCGGCCGGCGGCGGTGAGTCCATTACGGCGCGTCACCGTGTCATCGAGGATTGCGATATCGAACCGGGACCCCATGATCGCACCACCGACCCCCAGCGCCTCGATCGAGAAGTCCTTTTCCCGAAGCGAGAAGTAGCGATCCCGCTGGACGAGGATCGAGTTCTCGTGCCAGTGCTCGAAGCGGTTCCGGCGGATCGCGGGCTGGAGCCGAGGATAGATGGCTCGTAGGCGGCCGTTCGATTCGATGTTGGCTTTGATTCGCGAGAGCCACTTGACCGACTGGGTCGAGGTCTCTGAGATCAGCGCAATTCGGAGGTTCGGGTTCTGGCCGAGCTCCCAGATGGGGCGGAGGACCGAGAGCTGCTGGGTCTTCCCGTGCTCGATCGGGCCGAAGAGGATCAGGCGGCGGTGGTCGGAGCAGAGGCGCTGCCACTCGACGTGGAAGTCGGTCGGGTGGAGGTCGAGGATCTGGTCGCCCAAGTAGGCGGCGTTAGAGCGGGCGATCTCCCGGCGCAGCGCCCATAAGTCGTTTGACTTGATCGTAGAGCTCTTGCTGCCTCTCGATGGGGAGGGCGGCCCACTGCTCTCTCCAGGCAGTGCGCTCGGCGGAGTCGTCATCCTGGGCATCGGGCTCTCCGTAGCCTGGGGGTAGGATCGGGGCCGGGCCCAAGTCGAGTCCGTTCAACTGGCGCCGGTCGCGGGAGATCCGGAGAAGCCGATCCATGGCAGCCCACCAGCCGGGCCCCGTCGAGGCCTTCCGGAGCTTATCCCAGACAAGCAGCTGGTAGCCGTCGAGGCGCTGGTTCTCGAGGGCGCGGTACTCGTCTACGGCGGGGATAGGTACCGACTTGATGTAGGTCCAGATCGCGCGATGGCAGGCTTGCTTGGAGCTGTAGCCCACCTGGCGGGCGATCTCCATGTAGGTGAAGCCCGCAAGCTTCATCTGCACCATGCGTTCGACGAGCCTGGCCTTCTCGAGGGAGCGGTCGGCCCGGCGGCGGGGCCCCCCGATCCGCTTCTGGGGCACGGGCGTTTGGCCTAGGGGTAGGTCATCAGTGCCGTTAATGGTCATCGGCTTAGGGTTAGCACGGATCGGCGGGCAGAATCAATTCCGCTCCGGTCGCCAGTCGGAGCGGAGGTCGCTCGCGAGGCGTTGGGGCGAGAGGCGGGCTAGGGTCATGGGACCGTGCGGGGGCTGGCCGTAGGCATTGACCTTGAAGGCGGCCGAGAAGACTTGGGCGTTGCACTTGTACATCGACGCGGCTAGCTCGGGCTGGTTCGCTGCCAGATCGGCATGGATGGCCCACACGTTGGCGGCCAGCTCGCAGTGGGAAGGCTCGGGGTGCTCGCGCGGCCGGGGATCGGGCACGGTGGTCCAGCGCTGGGGGCGGGTGCGCTGGTCCTCGAGCCATTGCAGGGCGCGCCAAACGACGGCGCTTGCGATCGCCACGATGCCGCCGAGCAGGAAGGCAAGGATGATCACAGCGCCGCCTCAATCTGCTGCTTGGCGCGTTCGCGGGCAGGTCTGCATCTGTCGCAATGGCCCCAACGTGTGTGCTCGCGCACTGATTGGGTGGTAAGCCGCTCGATCCGCATCCCTTGCCGGATGAAGTCGGCCACGTGCTTCGCCACGTCACGGGGGCGCGAAGGCTCATCCACCACGGCAGCATGGATGCATCCGCAAGAGGAGAACCCGCAGTAGGTGTAGCCGTCACTCTTGTCGCTCATCGGCTCCTCCCAAGTTCTGGCGGCTCGAGGCGGATCATCGCGATGGAGCACGCCGATAGGCCCCGCAGGTGAGGGGCCGTCACCGTGGCAGGGATCTCACCCCCGCAGATCGCTTCCCGCCTTTTCCACCGTACCGGACATGAGTTGCCGGCCGGCCCCGAGCGTGCCGCCCATGGATAACCTACACCCGCCCGAGAGCTTGCCTCAAGCATCGGGCTCATTTTCGCTGCCATTCGATTCCGCCGTCCAAGAGCCCTAGAGGCGTGATCCCAAGCACGGCAGAAAATTGCAGGAGCCTCGCAATCGTGATCGACTGCTTGCCCTGCTCGATGTTTACGATGGATGTCCGCGCAATGCCGATTGCCAGAGCAAGATCCCCCTGCGTTATGCCACGCAACTCGCGTTCCTTTTTGATGTTGGCACCAATGGCAGCCCGCAACTTGTCATCGTTGATTCGGATCCGGGGAGGTTGTCTCGCAGCGCGATAGCGCGCGCGGGCCACCATCAATTTAGCCTGGGCGCGCTTCACTTCCACGAGAGCAGCTTCGCGAGATAGGCGCTTGCTCACAGCTCCTCGCACTGGTACGCGGCCCAGTTGTTGGTTGTCTTCAACTCGAACTCCACGCGCTCGGCGATGCACCCACCACACAGCAGGTTGAAGTTGCCGCGGATCTTTTCCCAAAGCTCATCGGGCAGCATCCAGTCGCAACGGTACTTCTGGCCGCAGTCCTGGCAGGTGCAGCTTGGGTCCGGGAGAAGGATGGTCCTGCCTCTAACTGGACGCAGTTTCACTGCACACGGCCTCCCATGGGATCTCCCCTTCGCGCAGCAGTTTCCACTTGACCGTCATCGCCATCGGCACCACGGCTTGATCGATGGCGAGTTGTGCCAGCTCCGTGAAGTAAGCTGCATCGGCGCACTCGTCGAGCGAGTCGTATTGCGGGGGAAGTTCTGGGTCGCTCATAGCGTTAGCGAGCACCAAAGCCAGCCGATTGACTGCCTTGTCGTATGGGGTCGCGCTCATGGCTTCTCCTGTAACAGCCAGTCGGCGATTGCTTCGGGCGTCAATTGCTTCGTCGCTTCAGGTGGTCCCCAAAGCGCCTCACTCATTGCTTCCCGGCATTGCTCGTTTGCTATTTCGACCGCCCGCACGATCAACTTCCGACACCGCGCGACCCAGTAGGCATTGGCGATGTCAACGCACCGTTCCACGTCATCATCCGATACGTCCACCGGATAATCAAATGCTTCCCATATTTGCTCCGCCAGGCTCTTCGCGCTATCGCCGGTTGCTGTCATCGCGCCCCCTGACCGAGCCGCAGGACGGCGTACCCGACCGCGAGCGACACGACCACGAGTAGCAGGAGCGTGGCCTGGTATGGGCGGTTTCTCATGGCTCGCGCGTTCCGGATATATGGCGACCAAGCCACGCTATCCCCCAATAGAGCACGATCCATGCAAACATCGCGATGATCCGCTTTGGCCAGAGCGGCATACCCTGGCCGCCGAGTATCATGCTGAATAGTACCGTACCAGAAGTGCAACCAACCCACAGCACTGAGTCGAGATTGTGCCTCATCGCTGACTTCTCTCGATGAGCCAGATGATCAGGATCCCGAGTCCGCCGCCGAGCAACAAGCCGAGCCCCACCACGATTGCAGTCTTTGCTGCTTCGCTCATCCCCACTCCTCATCGCCCCCGATATCATCCGGCATATTGTCGGATGGCGAGAAGTCCACGCCGTAGGGCCCAGCATCCTTTGGGTTGTAGTGCTTGCTACAGAACGCAGGACTCCCGGGCAAGAGCGGGTACAGGGCCACGGCCTCGTTGCCACAAATGACGCACTTCCCAAGGCTCATCGCCGCACCATGAAGCCCGCGTGCACCCAGGTCTCGGGCGCATGCTTGTACTTCGCCTTGATGCACGGCTCGCAAGCATACACCACGCGATCGAGCGGGTCCGTGATATCGAGCACCGCGCGCTCCACGTCGGGCTGGCCGCAGTGCTCGCAGGGCGGGTAGGTGAAGCGGCCCTCGGTCGCCAGCCGATCGCACCGGACGCAGGCCGTCCCGTCGATCGCTTCGCCCCGGTCAAGCTCGTCCTGGTCCTCCTGCGAGAGAAGCTGATCGGTGACACAGGACGGGCAGTAGCAGTCCTGGGGCTCGGCCGGGTCGCCGTACCAGTAGCATGGGGTATCGATCATGGGTTGACCTTTCGCGGGACGAGATCGCTAACGCTACCAATCTCTCGACCGTACCGCTTAATGATACCGCCTTCGATCACATGCGCGAATGAATCCTCAGCAAAACACCACCACCGGAAGTTACCCTCATCGTCGCAATGCTCAAGCGGCGCGAGCGGGCCGGTGCCATCTGCGTTTTCCAGGAACCAGAGATCTATCCCCTGAAAACTTACCGGGCGGCCGGGCTTGTTACTCATTGCGGCATCCTCACGGGGCAGCGGTGATGGCTCAAGAGCTGGGCGCCCGGCTCGAAGTCCGCGTCGGAACTCGGGCGCCGAGCCGTGTACAGGTCGCGCGCAAGGATGGGTCGCCCGCACTTCTCGCACGGGCCGATCGTCCGTGGAGCCGGGCGGTCGAGCATCCTGACGGCACGCGGGATCATAATGGCCGCGAGTGCAAGGGCCGCGAACGCCACGGTCGGCAGAAGATCATCGATCATGGCTTGATCCTCACCGTCGATGCGTGCTGGCCGCAGAGGAACCAATGGCGCGGCTCCTCCATGTCGATCGTCTGGTATTCCAGCGAGCGGGTAGCGGAGCGATCGCAGCCGTCGAATTGGCAGATGCCCCGAGCACGCTCGCTCCATCGCCTGAGCTTGTAGATCATCTCGCTCATCGGTCCTCCGTGTTAGTCGCTGGTGACAATGTGAGTGATGATGAGGGCGCCGATTGCAAGCCAGGCGTAAGGGTAGAGGAAAATCACGACCCCACCGCCTCTCCGCGCACGCCGAAGATGCGAACGGCGGTCTCGGAGACTTCCTCGGCGAGCTCGCCGCGGCGCTTCTCCAGCGTTTCAATCTCCGTGTTGAAGGCTGCGATGTGGCGGGCGATCATCTGCTCTTGCTTGAGCGCGTTGGCACGCTTGTAGTAGACCGCCTGCAATTGCTGATGGCAGGTCAAGAGCTCGGTGGTCGTGGCATCTGGCTGGTAGCTCATCGGATTCTCCATCGGTCAGTTGAGGGTGAATCGGGGGGACCGGCCGTCGTGTTTGCGGGCCCAACGCCGAGTGGATGCCCCCCGAAACTTACTTCGCGATCAGGTGAGTGAGAACGTACAGGCCGAGGACTCGGCCGGCGATCATCGAGGCCGCGATGCCCGCGATCCAAAGTAGTGCCGTTTTCATGGTAC